TTCAGGTTGGCGTATCTTCCCGTGCTCTTGGTTCTTTGGTTCAAACTGAAGAAGGTTACAGTCTGGTTCAAGACGACCTTAAACTTGCTACGGCTGCTGACATTGTTGCTGACCCGTCTGCGCCAGGTGCCTTTGTTCAAGGGATTATGGAAAACAAAGAATGGATGATGGTTGACGGCAAGTTTGTAGAAGCTGATTTTGACCATACAAAAAGACAAATTAGAAGCGCTTCCAAAGCTCAAATAGAGTCGGTTGCACTTAAATTATTTGAAAACTACCTCAGAAAACTTTAATTTTATAAATAAGAAATCATAAGGAGATTCCTAATGGCAACAAACAAACTCATGGAAGCCGCAGCAGAGATTCTTGCAGGAAGCAAGAAGTCAGCCCCTGCTATGCCTGCTGATAAACTGGCTGGCGAAGTCCAAGATTTGGGCGGTCCAACCCCACAAAATTCTAAACCAGATGACGACTCCAACAAGATTCATGTTGGTAAAATGGCCGACACTTCTGGTCAAAATCAAGCTTCTATTAAAACGAAGCCATCGGCAGCATCGCCAGATACTCAACTTCATATGAAAAAAGAAGAAGCTGAAACTGAAGAAGAAGTCATTGCTGAAAAGTCCCATGAAATGGAAGACGAAAAAGATGATGACAAAGAAGAAAAAAAAGAAATGATGAAAAAGAAGATGAAAGAGGATGTTGATGCTCTTTTCTCTGATGATTCTTCTATCTCGCCTGAATTCAAATCTAAAGTTGTCACAATTTTTGAAGCACGGATCCATGACCGAGTTTCTCAAATTGAAGAGCAAGTTGAAGCCAAATATGCTACCATGTTTGAAGAGGCCGTTGCTTCTATCAAAGATGAACTCACACAGAAAGTTGATGACTATCTCAATTATGTTGTTGAGCAATGGATGGCAGACAATGAAATTGCTATTGAGTCCGGTCTCCGTGCCGAACTGACAGAAGATTTCATTGCTGGCCTGCGTAATTTATTTGCAGAGCACTACATTGATGTGCCTGCTGAAAAAGTTGACCTCGTTGATGAACTTGCTACCAAAGTTGATGAACTTGAGAGCAAACTCAACGAAGAAATTGAGCGTGGAATTGGATACAAGAAAGCGCTCACAGAAGCTGTTAAAGCTGAAATTACCCGTGACATTTGTGCCGGTCTGACCGACACTCAAGCTGAAAAAGTTAAATCACTCGCAGAGAGTGTTGATTTCTCCACAGCGGACGAATACAAAGAGAAGCTTGAGACCATCCGTGAAAACTATTTCCCGTCTGGTGTTAAAAAAGCAGATGAAACACAACTGCACGAACAAGTAGAAGAAGCTACTGAGCAAAAAGAGATTTCTGATCCCTTTGTTGCCGCAGTTTCAAAAGCAATTTCTAAAACTATTAAGTAATAAACTAAAGGAGACTTAGATGTATTTGTCCGAATCACTACAAAAAAAATGGGAAGGCGTTCTTGACCATCCCGACCTGCCAAAAATTGCTGACCCATATCGTAAAGCAGTTACCGCAGTAATTCTGGAAAACCAAGCTTCTGAAATGACCAAAGCTGGTCTGATTACCGAAGCTTATCCTACTAATCATGCTGAGACCGGTGGTTTCTCTGGCTCGGCTACCGCAACTGGTCCAGTTGCTGGTTTTGATCCAATCCTGATTTCTCTGGTTCGCCGTTCGCTGCCAAACCTAATTGCCTATGATGTTGCAGGCGTTCAGCCAATGACCGGTCCTACTGGTCTAATTTTCGCAATGCGGACTCGTTACTCATCACAATCCGGAACCGAGGCCTTCTATGATGAGGCTAACACCGGTTTTGCTGGTCTTGGCACCGCACAAACAGCTCTTGCTGTTGGTACTCTGCCAACTGAAGTTTTCTCCGCTAACGGTGCTGCTGTTGCTGCTATGACCACTGGCCGTGCTGAGGCTCTTGGTGACGGCGCTGCTGCCAATGTGTTCCAAGAAATGGCATTCAGTATTGAAAAAGTTACGGTTACTGCAAAGACCCGTGCTCTGAAAGCTGAATACTCTATGGAACTGGCACAAGACCTGAAAGCAGTTCATGGTCTGGATGCTGAGACGGAACTCGCAAACATTCTGTCTACTGAAATTCTTGCTGAAATCAACCGTGAAGTCATTCGCACGATTTACAAAGTTGCAAAGATTGGCTGTCAAGTTGGTACAGTTACCAAAGGTAAATTTGACCTTGACACCGATTCTAACGGCCGCTGGATGGTTGAAAAAGTTAAAGGTCTGGCCTTCCAACTTGAGCGTGAAGCGAATACTATCGCCAAAACGACTCGTAGAGGCAAAGGTAACATTATGATTTGTTCGTCTGATGTAGCTTCTGCTCTTGCAATGGCTGGCATCCTTGACTACAACTCAGCTCTGGCTGGTCAAGTTAACCTGACCGTTGATGATACTGGCAATACTTTTGCTGGTACTCTGTTTGGTCGCATTAAGGTTTACATTGATCCGTTTGCTCCAACTTCTTCTACGACTGAATTTGCAGTTGTTGGTTACAAAGGTTCCAACGCCTATGACGCAGGTATCTTCTACTGCCCATATGTTCCGCTGCAGATGGTTCGTGCCGTTGATACTGGCACCTTCCAGCCGAAGATTGGTTTCAAGACTCGTTACGGTCTTGTTGCTAACCCGTTTGCTGAAGGCACCACTCAAGGTGAAGGCGGTCTGAATGCTCAGTTGAACAACTACTATCGTGCATTCCAAGTTGCTAACCTGATGTAATTTAAAGTCTCAATAATTATAATAACAATAAGAGACTAACTTAAAAGACCCGCCCTAAAAAGCGGGTCTTTTTTTTATACATAAATAACTCTATGACGGCACTTACAAGAAACCCAACCAATCCAAATCCATTAATTGGCAATAAGTTTGCATTAAACTTTGGTCGTTTGCCAAATATGCAATTCTTTTGTCAGCAAGTTTCTGTGCCTGGCATTTCATTGTCTGAGGCCATCATTACAAACCCATTCGTTGACTTGTATTCACCAGGCGAGAAAGCAATTTATGACCTGTTGAATGTAACATTCATTGTTGATGAATCACTTAAAGCATGGAAAGAAATACATGATTGGATCCGAGGCATGACTTTCCCGCTTCGCTTTGAAGAATACCGTGACTTGCCTAAGCTCAATAAATTTGCTACAGCCAAAAATCCACAATTTCCACAATTTTCTGACGCATCAATTACCATCTATACATCATCAAATGTACCACAATTTCTGTTCAAATTCTATGATGTATTCCCAACCTCATTGTCCACATTTATTATGAACACACAAGATGGACCGGACAACATTCTTACCGCAGACTGCACATTCAGGTATAGTTATTACGACATTGAAGAAATTGGTTGACATTTAATACCAAAAAGTGTAAACTTCCATGTAGGAGGTTTTCTATTTTATGAAACAACTTGATGAATTACTTGAAGAATGGCGGAAAGATTCAGACATTGATAGAACTGAACCTGGCAAAGCACTACTGAATATTCCTAAACTTCACAGCAAATATCTAAACATACTTTCAAAGCATCGGTTACTTGCCAAAGAAGCCGAATTCAAGTATAATAAATGGAAGAAACTGAAATGGGAATATTACACAGGTAAGTTAGATGATGACGAACTTGAGAAATATGGATGGAAGCCATTTCCATTTGTATTGAAATCCGATATCACTACATATTTGGAGAGTGATGAAGATTTAAATAAGTATTTGGCTGCAAAGGCCGTGCATGATGAGATTGTAGATATTTGCGGTTCAATACTTAAAGAGTTAAACTCTCGCACATATCAACTTAGGTCATTTATTGATTGGGAAAAATTTATTCAAGGTGTCTGATTTAATACTTCATAAAAAGAATGAAGCCTTTATACAATTTGAATGTGACAAAAGTACCGCACAAGAACTAAGCGATTACTTCACCTTCTTTGTCCCAGGTTATCAATTCACACCAGCATACAAACAACGGCTTTGGGATGGTCGCATAAGACTTGCAGATTTGCGGTCTTTTACCATCTATCATGGCCTTGTTCCTTACATTAAAAAATTTTGTGAAGAGCGAGACTATAAACTTGACATTGACCCTAACATACAGGCTACTGAAAGTTTCTCTGTTGTTGAGGCAAAACAATTCGTTGACATACTAAAACTGCCACATGAAGTAAGAGACTATCAATTGAAATGTTTTATTCAGGCAGTTCGCAACAAGAGAATGTTGTTGTTATCACCAACGGCATCTGGTAAATCGCTTATCATTTATTTGATTGTTCGTTGGTTGCAAGAGGCTGATTATAAAAAAGGATTACTCATTGTACCAACCACTTCGTTAGTTGAACAAATGTATAGTGATTTTGCATCATATGGTTATGATTCTGACACATACTGTCATCGCCAATATGCTGGTAAAGACAAACACACTAATGCATTTTTGACCATTACTACATGGCAATCAATCTATAAGAACTCAGCCGAATACTTTGAACAATTTGATTTTGTATTAGGTGACGAAGCACACCAGTTTAAAGCCAAATCACTTACTACAATTCTATCTGGTTGCACAAACGCTAAATATAGAATAGGAACAACAGGCACATTAGATGGAACCAATACACACAAATTGGTATTAGAAGGCTTGTTTGGGCCAGTTTTTAAAGCAACATCAACATCTGAATTAATTGAGAGAAAACAACTGGCAGATTTTAAAATCAAATGCCTTATTCTCAAGTATACAGATGACCTTTGTAAATTGGCCCGTGATTGGGATTACAATGAAGAAATAGATTTCATTGTTAAGAATACCGCAAGAAATGATTTCATTCGTAATCTTGCGCTATCGTTGGAAGGTAATACACTTATTTTATTTCAATTTGTGGAGAAACATGGAAAAGATTTGCACAACAATATCAAGAGCAATGCTGGTAAGCGTCATGTATTTTTCGTTTTTGGTGGTACAGATGTTGAGATACGGGAATCAGTTCGGGCGATTACTGAAAAAGAAAGTAATGCTATCATTGTTGCTTCTTACGGCACTTTTTCTACTGGTGTCAATATCCGTAACCTTCACAATATTATATTTGCCAGTCCATCCAAATCCCGCATCCGCAATCTTCAATCAATAGGCCGTGGGTTAAGGATTGGTGATAACAAATCAGAAGCAACCTTGTTTGATATTGTAGATGATTTTCGTATAGGCAAATTTGCCAATTATACATTGAAACATTTTATTGAGCGTGTTAAAATATATGATGAAGAAAAATTTAATTACAAATTCTACAATATAGAACTTAAAAATGCAAACAACAACGAACAATAGCATTAAAATTGTAAGACTGCATAATGGTGAAGATATTATGGCTGATTATGTAGAAACGATTGATAACGAAACTGCGTTGCTAAATAATCCAATGCAGGTTATTTTTAAAAGAATACCTACTGGTCAAACCGTAATGATGATGATGCCATGGTTACCAATTGAGGTAATTAAAGAAAACTCTGCGATAATTTATACTTCAGATATTCTTACAATGATAGATCCAAAAGAAGATTTGATTGAGTATTATAGTTCGGCTGTTGTTGAGGCTCAAAAAAGAATGGAAAAGAAAACACCATTTGTTGAGTTTGATGAAGAAGAAGATGAGGATGAATATGATCCTGAAGATATCTTAGAACTTATTCAAGAAAGAAAAAAAGGCAGTTTACATTAATGAGGTTGTTATGGCAAATGTGTGTTTTGTGGTGCCAAGTAGTGCCGCAAAGGCTTATCAAGATTTAGCAAAAACTTATTCTGCAATAGAAATGCCAACATGGGCAGCATTGTTGGCGCAGGCTGTTCGTGTCAAAGGCCATGAACCTTGTATATTGGATTTTGATGCCTGTCATACAACTGATGAAGATGCTGCAGAACAAATTGCCAAAACAAAACCAAAATTAGTGGTGTTTGTTCTTTATGGGCAAAATCCAAACTCTGGCACTACGATGATGATTGGTGCCAAATCTCTTGCAACCCAGCTAAAATTATCACACCCAAATATCAAAATAGCATTTATTGGTTCACACACTTCTGCATTACCACACGAAGTTATTCAATACAAATATGTTGATTTTGCTTTTATTAACGAAGGTGTATATGGTCTTTTAGATTTATTAGAAACAGATTTAGAAAATAACTTGGACAATGTGCGAGGTATGTGGTATAAAAAAATGAGTTTACCACGACCAACTACAACAGGTTGTATTGTAAAAACAAACACTATGGATATTGTAATGCCTGGTTATGCTTGGGATCTTTTACCAAAAAACAAGTATCTATTAGACAAATATAGAGCTCACTATTGGCATACTAACTTCTTAGAAGAAGGTCGCACACCATTTGCGGCAATTTACACTTCATTAGGTTGCCAATTTGGTTGTAACTTCTGTATGATTAACATTGTAAACAGAACCTCATATGATGAAGGCGTTGTATCAGCAGACAGCCGAGGTATGAGATTTTGGTCACCAGAATTAATGTTAAAAGAATTAGAATATCTGTATGAAAATGGAGTTAGAACTGTTCGCTTAACCGATGAAATGTTTTTCCTAAACAAAAAATATTATGTGCCAATTTTACAAGGCCTTGTTGACAGAGGAATGAAATTCAATTTTTGGGCATATGCAAGAGTAGATTCTGTTCGTGAGGATCAACTAAAATTATTTAAAGATGCTGGTGTAAATTGGTTGGCTCTTGGCATTGAATCTGGTAATCAAGATGTTCGTTTAGAAATTGACAAGGGCCGATTCAAACAAGTAAATATTCGTGAGGTTGTAAAACAAATTAAAGATGCTGATATCAATGTTCTTGGTAATTATATGTTTGGGTTCCCAGAAGATACTAGAGAAACGATGCAAGAAACATTAGATTTGGCACTAGAGCTAAACTGTGAACACGCTAATTTTTATGCAGCAATGGCATTACCTGGCAGCCCATTGTATATGGAAGCAAAGAACAATGGTTGGGATTTACCAGAAACTTTTGAAGAATTTGCTTTTCTATCTTATGATTGTAAACCACTTAGAACAAAAACACTATCTGGTGCAGAGGTATTAAAGTTTCGTGATGATGCATGGCATACTTACTTTTCACATAAGCCATTTTTAGATTTAGTTGAAAACAAATTTGGTATACAATCAAGGCAAAATGTGGAAGAAATGTCAAAGATTCAATTGAAAAGGAAAATACTAGGTGACTAAACAAGATTTAATTGATTTTGAAACTCGTATAGCAGACTATTTTAACACAGGTAAAATACAAGCTCCAGTTCACCTTTATTATGGCAACGAAGATGAAATAATTCAGATATTTAAAACGGTACGACCTCAAGATTGGGTGTTTTGTTCTTGGCGCTCACACTATCAATGCCTCCTTAAAGGTGTTCCCTCAGAAGAAGTAGAAAAAGAAATCTTAGAAGGCCGTTCTATATCACTATGCTTTCCTGAGTATAAAATATATTCATCTGCAATTGTTGGTGGTGTTTTATCTATTGCAGTTGGCACAGCTATGTCTGTAAAAAGAAACAAAGAAGATTCATTTGTTTATTGCTTCTTAGGTGATATGACTTCAGAGACAGGCATCGCACACGAATCAATAAAATATTCTACACAACATAATTTACCTATTCGTTTTATCATTGAAGATAATTGCAAATCTGTTTGCACCGACACAAGAGAAGTTTGGAACGATAACAGATTGACATATGAAGGTTTTAATAATGATATAATTTATTACTACAAATATGATACTAAGTATCCACACGCAGGTGCTGGAATGAGAGTGCAATTTTGAAATACTTTGATGAATTAAAACGGTCAATGGAATACTTGGCTCAAGATAAAAGAACCGTGTTTCTAGGGCAAGCAGTTGCTGTAGCAGGCACAGGAATGTCTAATACACTCAAAGACATTTCAAAAAATAAATTAATTGAACTACCTGTCGCAGAAGAAATGCAAATGGGTATGTCATTAGGTATGGCATTAAATGGCAAAATACCTATCTCTGTTTATCCAAGATGGAATTTTTTGTTATGTGCAGTAAGCCAATTGGTCAATCATGTAGATAAAGTTCCTTTAATGTCTAAGTATAAGGCTAATGTAATTATTCGCACAAGTATTGGCTCAGAAAGACCATTGCACCCACAATGCCAACACATTGGTGATTTTACTGATGCATTTCGTATGATGTGTAAAACAATTGAAATTATTCGTTTAGATGAGCCTGAAGATATTTTTCCTGCATATGAGAAAGCGTTGTTGCGTGACGATAATCGGTCAACAATTCTTGTAGAGTGGGGTGATTATTATAATGAAAAATGATTATAACAAAAACACCATATAGACTTTCTTTATTTGGAGGCGGCACAGATTATCCTGCATGGTTTTCTACAAACCCAAGCAGATGTGTTTCAGCCGCAATGGCACATTACTGTTACATTCATGTAAAACCATTATCACCATTTTTTGATTATAACATTAGAGTTACCTATTCAAAGATAGAAAGTGTTGATTCTGTTAGTGAAATAGAACATCCTTCTATTCGTGCTTGCTTAAATCATTTAAATCTTAAAAATGGTATCTCTATTAGCCATGATGGTGATTTACCTGCAAGGTCAGGTATTGGATCATCTTCATCTTTTACTGTTGGCCTTTTAAAAGCTTTATACACCCTAAAGAAACAACATCTGACTCCGTATGAGCTTGCTATGCAAGCAATTTATGTTGAACAAGGTATACTTGATGAGAATGTTGGAGTGCAAGACCAAATTATGGCTGCACATGGCGGTATACAAATTATCAATATGGGACCTGGTAATAATTATAGTTGGTCAACACAACCACTTAGATTGTCTGACGATTATAAGAATGAACTAGAATCGCATATATTACTTGGTTTTTCTGGCATTAGTCGTATTGCGGAAATTCAAGCTAAGAAAAAAGTAGACAACATTAAAGCAGGTATCAACCATAAGCTGTTAGAAGAAACGGCAAAGTTAGCAGAAGAAGCTATAGATTCACTTGCCAAAGAAACCAATATGAGTATAATTGGTAAGTTGTTAGATGATGGTTGGAGAATTAAAAGAGAACTTGCTGAAGG